ATGCTGACCGACACCAAGTTGCGCTCGCTCAAGCCGAAGGCCAGTCCCTTCCGTGTGGCTGATGCCAACGGCTTGTGCATCGAAGTGCGCCCATCCGGAGCCAAGGTCTGGCGTTACCGCTATCGATACCTGGGCAAGGCAAGCATAGTCACGCTTGATGAGTACCCCTCAATGACACTGCAGGCTGCCCGCGTCGAGCGCGACCGTCTGCGTTCGTTGCTGCGCGGCGGAGCCAATCCCGCTCAGGTGGCTAGGGTCGAAAAGGCGGTGCAAGGAGAGCGGGCCGCAAACACCTTCGGCGCCATTGGCCTGGAGTTGCTCGCCAAGCGGACGAAGGAAGGCCTTTCCCCCGGATCGGTTGTGCGTGAGCGTCGGCTGATCGAGAAGGATCTGGCTGGACTGACAGATTTGCCAATTGGGGACATCACCGCCCCCGTGCTACTGGCTGCACTGCGGAAGTTGGAGCAGCGCGGTGTTGTGGAAACCGCGCATCGTGCCCGGTCCCACGCTGGGCGAGTATTCCGCTACGCCATCGCTACGGGTCGTGCTGACCGGAATCCCGCTCAGGACCTCACAGGAGCGCTTGAGCAGCCTCAGACTAAGCACTTCGCTAGCGTGACCGACCCTGCCGTCATCGGCGACTTGTTGCGCGCGCTGTGGGGGTATCACGGCGCATTGGTGACTCAGGCAGCGCTGAAGCTAGCCCCCATGCTGTTCGTTCGCCCTGGCGAGCTGAGGCAGGCGAAATGGGCCGATATCAATCTGGAAGCTGGTGAGTGGCGTTACGTCACTAGCAAGACCAAGACCCCCCACATCGTCCCTCTGTCTCATCAGGCCGTTGAGGTTCTGCGGGAGCTGTACCCGTATACGAAGCGGAGCGAGTTTGTCTTCCCTGGTGTTCGCAGTGCCCTAAAGCCGATGAGCGAGAACACACTGAACGCAGCGCTGCGGAACCTTGGATTCGACTCGGACACGATGGTGGGCCATGGCTTCCGAGCGATGGCAAGAACCGTGCTGGACGAAGTGCTTGGCTATCGCCCGGACTACATCGAACATCAGTTGGCGCATGCCGTAAAGGATCCGCTTGGGCGGGCCTACAACCGGGCAACCCACCTGCCGGAACGCCGGAAGATGATGCAGGCCTGGTCTGACTATCTCGACCAGCTGCGCGTTACAGAACCGAATGTGCTGGCCTTCAAAGCCAAGCGCGCCTAACAACCGGAGATAGGCCTTTGAGGGGGCCGAACAAAGAAGCATAGCCGCATAGACAAAGCGGCCGAGAAAGGGGCTGGAACCCCTAGCTCGGCCTACCACAACCGACTATTGGAGAGTCGATCATGGATTGCAGCATTGTACTTGTTGCGCCTGAACGGGCGCGTTCGGCCAAAAAATGGCCATCAAACACCATCCGGGCAACTCGCCCAATCACGCTCGTCCAAGCCCATCGCTGGCTCGCCCTCAACGACGACGCGAACACATACAAGCTTTGCACGGTGCTGTTTGTCGCCGCCTTGGCATTGGCCACTGCTTCCCCTACGTCAGTCGCTACATGCCTGGAGGTGATCTATGGCTGCTTCTGAAGTGACCATTGAGGCCACGTATGGCGGGATCCCAGTGCAGGACAACGCACCCACGTACAAGATCTGCGCCGGCATCGACACACTGCACGCACTTGGTGACGCCAGCCTTTACGTCAGTTTCGTGCGTTCCTTCTTCAGAACTTGCATGGAGAACGACTCGGTTCCCTCGTTCGATGATCTTGCCGTTCTGGATCATCTCTTGGAGCAATCCCAAGCACTCCGCCGTGCATCGAGGACCGACTAATGGACGCGACAGCGATGAAAGAGCGTCTCTCTGAGCTGAGCCATGCGCTCAACGATGCAGCCCAGGCTGTGTGGGATATCCAGGGTGTAACCGACCTGCTCCTCAACTCTGGCGAGATGGGAGACGCGGCGGTCCCGCCTGCGATTCGGGCTGTGGTCAATTTAGTCAACGAGAGGGCAACCTCTGTTGCTAAGAAGATCGAGGAGGTCCTGTGAGCCGGGCAATCAGCCAAGCCATAGCAAGCTCTAATGGAGGGGAGCTTGTGAGTCGGTCGACGGCCATGGAGGCGGTCCCTGTGGGTGACTGCTCGGCCGGCGAGCGCACGGGAGCAGGTGTCGCCTACGTGTCCGTCAAGGATGATCTGAACGCACCCGCCGTGGAGGCTGGCGACGTTCTGTTGGTCGATCTCGGTGTTACCCGATGGGGATATGACGGCATCTACGTCGTAGATATCAACGGAGTACCTGTCGTTCGCTTCGTACAGGACCGAGGTGGTGGAAGACTCTACGTGTACTGCCTCACCCTCTTGAGCCACGGGCAATCGCTGCCGCCCGAAGCTGTGTCCATCCTTGCTGCGGTCAGGGCCATTACGAAGACCAGGAGGATCGCGTGAATAGATCAAACACGCCCCGGCATAGGCGGCCCGTCCGGTTCAATAGGAGCCGCGCAAACCCAATCCAGCGCCTGCCCTTCTACCGCCAGAGCCACGCCAAGGCTGGGGACTACTGGCGTATGCCGGAGCCCAATGGCCATCTGATGGGGCGGGAAGTGGGGAGGGTCTGCTGCATCGCCTTCCTCCAGGCTTTCAAGGCGGCTGCAGCAGATTCGCGCGCTAGCGGGAGTGCCCATTTGGCCGATATCGTCTGTTCACTCGTAGAGGCCCACGGGGGAACCTTGGACATAACGCAACGAGGCATCATTGAGGGCTTCTTCGGAGCAAACTCCCAGCTTCGAGAGGTGCTCTTGCGGGGGCTTGAAGCAAAAAACTCTGTCGGTTACACAATGGAGCAGCTGGAACAGGCACTTACCGACCTGACGTCAGCAAGCCTCGAAGAATATGTCTCCAGGCGACCAGTTCCAGTGCAGTCGATCATTCCAGATCGAACAGATCACCCAGCGTTCGAGCTGTGCTGTGGAAATTTGGTATCTGTTCCACACCGGCCCCACCAGGAGTAAGGCATCAAATGGCTGGCAATAGTGCCTCTGGCAGAATTCCACAGTGGTTTGAACTCAAGGCCTACAGCCAACTGGGTGAGTTCTCCACGCAAGAGTGGCTGACGCTGATCGTTGAACTATCTCTTGTCAATGAAATTGGTGAGACGCGTCCAGATGGAATGACCGAGGCGGAGAACAGAGCTGAGCTAGAAAAGATGTTTGAGACCCTCCAGAAGAGCCTGGGAAGGGAAGGGCACGAGTGGTGGAAGAACAAGTACGCCTCAAATCCTGAGACCTACACTTTCGGGAGTGTTGCGTCGATCAGCAACTGGACTGTCGCTCAGATGGCTGTGAGGCTGGAAAGATTGGAGGGATCTCAGGCCCTTCTGGGGACATATCGAAGAGTTATCGACTCTGAGCTCAAATCGGACTTCAAAGCATGGTTGGCAGCCGAGGAAGAGGTGCGTACACATGCAACGTTTGGTCGTGTGCCGTTTTTCGTAGCGCTTCGTGACTCACCCGAGTTCGCGGGTTCGCCACTCTCCCTAACCTCGAATAGAGCGGTCGCTATCGATCTCAGCGTTCCTGACGCGACCATTCGGCAGGATTTTGATAAGTGGCTTTCAGCTATGAGGCAGCTAGATAGCCACCGTGCCGCAAAGCGCCCATTCTCGAGGTCGGACTATGTTCGCTGGGTACAGAATGGCTACGTGCCACTGCTTGTACTCGACCATTGGCGTCGCCTCACGGGGGAAAAAATCACGTATGGGGACATGTGCGACGCAGCGTTTCCGCCTGGCCGTAGGGTCGAGGTAGACGACGTACGAAAGACCTTGCTCCCGAATGCTAGAGCCTGGGCCTCCAAAGAGAACATAGAGGCTTTGGCAGTCCAAGCTGCAAATGAGGATGCAGTGCAAAGGCAGGAAGATTCAGGAGAGTGAAATCTTCCGGGAAGTGGCGGCATAGGCAGCCATCCGGACAAAAATGAGGGCCTCATTTGGCCCTTCTAGTAGCACGGCGATGTGCATAGTTTTACATCCGCCCGGACAAATCCGGGCGGGTGCGGACGCCAGTTCGTACCCAGCTAACAGGTGCGAACAATGGTCAACTCAACGAATGCTCTCGATCCTCTGCTGCATCGCATTCCCGATGCGTGTCGCCGGCTCAGCGTCAGCCGGACGACCCTCTACGAACTGATCAAGGCGGGCGAGATTCGCTCGGTCAAAATTGGAGCTCGATCCCTGATCCCAGAGGTCGATCTTCAGCGAGTGCTGTCTTCCCGACTGGAGGCAGTGCGGTGAGCGGATTCGACTTCTCCAATCTGAGTGCCGACCAGCGACGCCTGCTGGACTTCGGTGGCTGGGCCGCCGATCACACGCACAACGAGACTAAGCCGGCCCGTAAGGATGCCTGCGGTCTGATTGAGCGCGGGCTTCTGCTCGCTGTCAGCGTTCGTAGGCGAGACATCTACGGCTCCTACTCCCTGACCGAGTACCGGGTTCCCGACACCGCCCGCCGGGCGTGGGCTCAGCATAAGGAGGCCTCGCGATGAGCTCCGATGCCATCCGATTGGGCCGTGCGGCAGCGCAGGGCCGAATCCTTATGCGCCTTCCCGAGGTGATCGCGGCGTGCGGCATGTCCCGATCCCTCATCTACAAGATGGCGAAGGACGGTCGATTTCCACGACCGATCCGAGTAGCTGCCCGGCTATCTGCCTGGGACTCCGAGGCTGTGCAGAGCTGGATCGACTCCCGCTGCGAAGAAGGGAAGGTGGCATAGTGGCTACCGGAATCGTCCACGTTGAGTTCTATGGCGCCGAACTCGTCGGTCGTCTCCACCAAGGACAACCCTTTGTGGCCATGCGGCCCATCGTGGAAGGCATGGGACTGGATTGGTCCAAGCAGCTTGAGAAGCTGAAATCTCACCCCGTGTTGGCTCGGCAACTGTCTACCCTAAGGGGGATGGTTGCCGGAGACGGGAAGGGGCGGCAGATGCAGGCGCTACCCTTGTCTCGGCTCCCGTTCTGGCTGGCTACAGTGAACCCTAACAAGGTGAAGGCTGCCGTCAGAGAGCGAGTGATTCTGTTCCAAGAGCAGGCGGCTGACGTTCTCGCAGCGGCATTCCTCTCGAATGGCTCTAGGCAGGATGCGGCAATGGCAAAGCGCGTCGCGGGAACCGTGATGTGCCGGATTCTGCACGACACCCTAGTTGGGATGGGCAGGGATCCGAAGGGTTACGACTATGCCACCGAACATCGACTCGTGAATCACTGCATCACCGGTGCTTTTGGCGGCGTCTGCGAGGACTCGCTTTCTACGGACCAACTGAAGCTCCAGCAGGAACTGAGGATGCAGAACGCTGTCTGGATCGGCCAAGGCATGGCCTACCGGGATCGTAAACCTCTCCTCGAACGGCACGCTTCCACATGGTGCCGCACTCAGCAGATTGGCTGGGAGGCTCACAATGGCCACTAGTGCGACTCAAAGGCTGCTGCACGGGCCAAGTGGCCTCCTGGTATCACCAGCGACAGGAGAACTCTGGAGCGCCTGTGGGCGTGCTATGGGCCGCAGGAGCCGCGATGGGTACATCCGTGTCATAGACCGCCGGGCGGGTGGCTCCTGCGCGACTTGGTACGCCCATAGGCTTGTGTGGGAGGTCGTGCACGGCCCTGTCCCAAAGGACATGGAGGTAGATCACCTCGACGGAAATCCGTCGAACAGCAGGCTGGACAACCTCCAACTGGTGACTGGACCAGAGAATCGTCGCCTGCAGCGCGCGCGGAGCATGGCCAAATACGGCAGCCCCTCCCCGCGTTGCAAGCTCAGCATTGCAGAGGTGAAAGCGGTCTTACGAACTGCCGGAACGGTTCCCACCAAGGTTTGGGCGCGTCGATACGGCGTCACTACTTCAACCATCAGGTGCATTCGCAAGCGGAAGACCTGGCGGCACATCGAAGCAGGGACGACCTGCAGGGCCAAACGTTCCAAACGCGGCTGAGGCCGTGTTCCTTGCCCTTGGGGGGCACATGCACAATACAAGCCAGGACCGCGCCCAGCGGTCCGCAGCAGGCGATGTCAGCTATTCGCCGACACAACCCAAGAAGAACACCGACAGGCGGCGCCAGAAGCTCACAGGGCGGTCAAAGGGCGCGCCATTCCTGATGATCGAGCACAGAATCTCTGACTCGCAGGAGTTCGGCCGACTGTCCGGCAATGCCGTGAAGCTGCTGCTGGAAATGGCTCGGCAGTATCGACCGGGTAAGAACGGCGATCTGAGCATCCCTTGGTCAATGCTCGCTACCCGTGGGTGGAAGAGCAAGGCGACGGTGCACGGTGCCAAGCTGGAGCTTCTGGCTGCTGGATGGATCATCGAGACGCGCAAGGGCGGCAAGAACATGTGCAGCCTTTATGCGTTGACCTACTACGCCGTTGATGAGTCCGAGAAGCATCTCGAGCCGGCGACTGTAACTCCACCGAATCTGTGGAGGAGTCGCAATGGCTAGTCGCTATGTAGGCCAACTAGGTCGCTATGGAGGCCAATCCCGCTACGAGTTGGCCCACATAGAGACCTATGAGGTCGCAATGCAGGCCAGTCAGGGGGTTATCCACAGAGCCATGAGGTCGCTATGTGTACACCCTTCTAGATATATACCAAGCGGAGCGCGCTTCTACTGCTTCAAGGCACTGCCTTTAGGGCTTAGAGCTTGGGCGGTCGTTTCGCTCGGAATACGGTGCATCGCAGTGACCGGTTCGCGTGGCGGACTGGTTCGCCAGACGGACGGCCAGCTCAACGGGGAGGGCGCCTATGGCAGCCCGAGACCATGAGCGCTACGTTGAGATGGTGCTGCTGGCGGACGAGGCAGTCGACTTGGTTGTGAGGGGCATCGCTGGTGCCTTCGGGCTCGGGTCGACTGCCCGGCTCGCCATCCGGCAGGAGCCAAGGCGCCGCCCCGGCGAGGAAGCCAGTTCAGACGACGGTGCGGGCTTCCCGGTCTACCGAGTGCATTCGATTGAGCAGGCCGCGTCCGCGTACCTGCCGACGCGACCTGGGGCCCGGCAGCAAGCTCTGGAGTGGTTCAAACCGAAGGACCGTCAGGACGTGATGGAATTCGACCAGAGTGCGCCGATGCGCTCGCGGGCGGCGGCTAATCGTACTCGCCAGTTGCGGAGTTGGAAGATGCAAGGCTCGCTAACGGTTGTCCCTTCCAGGGGGCCGAATAGGCTGGTGCTGCACGCAATGGCAGATGCGCAACTGGATGGTCCACTTGGCGCTTGGCTGATGCTGTACGCCACGGGTGACGAGAGAGGCTGGCCGTCAGTCTGCCGGCACATGACCGCATGCGGCCATCCGGAGTGGGCCTCGTTGGAAGCGGTGCGGAGATTGCTAGTTGGTCGACCCCAGCGGTCTTATCGAGAATCGGCCAAGAGCCATGCCCGCCAAGAGCAACGGTTTCGCGGCGAGGTGCAGTCGGCTGAGAGGCGTCTGCTTGAATGGCTGAGCCGCGCCAGCCGGAGAGTCGCCGCTGCAATGGGCTCTGCCTGCGACTAGTAGATCCACATGGACGCCAGTGGACGCGGGAGTCAGAAACACCCAAATCCCGACCTATCTAGTAGGGCCCTAAATCCCCCAAGGGCGGGCCCGGGCGGCAGCCCCCGAAGAGCTGCCGCCCTCTTTTTTTGTCCAGAGAGGTGCGCGAGGTGTGCCTCTTGGTGCAGCCAATCCGGCAACTACCAACGGAGCAATTGAATCCAATGGCCACCTTCTACGAATCGTTCGAGCAAGGCATGCGCAATAGCATGGCGAGGCGCGAAGCAACGGAAAACCGCAACCGACTGGCGGAGCTTCAGTCTTTGGCGCCGCAGGTCATTGCGGGCGACCTCACCGCGACAGATCGCGCCTATGCGCTGGATCCCGGCAGCGCCCAAGCCTATCAGGCTGAGGGAAGTCGACAGCAAGAAAAGCTGGTCGGTTTGGCAAAGAGCTTGAAGAAGTACGACGGCAATCCGCAGCTCCAGGCGGCCGTTTACAACTCAGCTATCCCATACCTCTCCCGTAGCTTTGGAGAGGGAAATATCCCAAAGGTCTGGGACTCTACGGTAGTGATGCCGATTGTCGATCAAGTGCTGGCGGCCGCCGCAGGCCAGCCTACTGCTCAGGGTGATCAGTTCACGCTGTCCCCAGGTTCGAAGCGATTTGACGCTACTGGCAACGTCGTTGCTGAAGTACCGTTCGCGCCGGCCAATGCCAACGTGATCGATGTTCCTGATGGGCGCAATGGATTTATGAAGATGGTGTGGGATCCAAGAACGCGCCAGCTTGCGCCATTGCCTGGAGCGACGGCAGGTACGGCAGGGACATCCGCATCGATGACAACTTCCGGGGCGGCCGCAGCGACAACAGTATTCCGGGCTCCCAACGGCGAGATCATAGACATGTCCAAGGTCACCGAGCCTGGGCTGCGAGAGTCGATCTTGCAGAATCCGGAAGAATGGGGGTTGGTGCCGGATGGTGGGAGAGCACAGCTTCCGGATCGGAACATCGCTCCGCTTGGCGGGCTCGGTTATACGCCTCCCAAACAACGAGAGGCCCCTAGCGGCTACACCTACCAAGGGGACAGCCTGACGCCGATCCCGGGCGGCCCTGCCGACAACTCATCGCCGCAAGCAGTGGCAAGTGGTGAGCAGAGCCTGCGGAAGGAGGTGACGCAAAACCTCAAGGACGATCAAGGAGTTCTCTCCATGTATCGCAATGTGCAGGCTGCCGCCAGCCAGCCAAGTGCGGCGGGTGACCTCAGCATGATCTTCGCGTTCATGAAAATGCTCGATCCCGGCTCGGTGGTACGTGAGCAGGAGTTCGCAAATGCGCAGAACGCTGCGGGTGTTCCGGACCAGGTGCGCAATGCCTACAACAAGGCAATCAGCGGCCAGCGACTGAATCCTGCTCAGAGGCAGGACTTCTTGAACCAAGCTGCCCAGCTCGCGACAAACGCGGAGGGGCGTATCACCGGGACGACCCGCAAGTATCAGGAGATTGCTCGCCAGTACGGATACGACCCCGTACGTGGCACGGGCATGGCCGACTTCTCCGGAGTCACAAGCAGCGTAAGTGGTGGTCCGCAGGCAGCCACTGGTCCTGCTCAGCCTCAGACCGAAGCGGACTTCAACGCTCTACCCAGCGGGTCTCTCTATATCGACCCGGACGATGGTCGAACCTACCGGAAGAGGTAAGCAATGGCACGTTTCGACGGAATCCCGGTGGATCAGCCGGTCAAGAGCAAGCCGCGATTCTCCGGGGAGCTCGTGCAACCAAGCGCACCCAGTGCGACTGCCACTTCTCCAGGCCCGCGCAGCCAAGTTGCCCCTGATGGGTGGCAGTACGGGGCTGCGCGAGATGCGGCCTTCGGCGCTCGCTCGGTCTTACAGAGCGCTGGCGGTCTTCTAGGTGCCATTGGCGGCGACGCATTCAACAACTACGTCGTCAACCCTGTCGCACGCGCTGTAGGTATGCAGGAGGCTCGCCCTTACAGGGATGAGGCCACAGCCTTGGCCGACCGGCTCAACCTGCCCAAGGCGCAGACTGCCGAGGATCGCGTTCTCGGAGATGTGGGCGAGGCCTTGGCCGGGACAGGCTTTACCCTTGGCACGGGCGGCAGTATCAACGCCTTGGCCGCGACGGCGCCGCGCGCTGCCCAAGCTGGAGTTGCTCCTGCCCTCCGTAGTACGGCACCTGTGGCGCAGAATCGCTTGGCCAACTTCTTGACCGCTCAGCCTGGGCTGCAGACGGCATCAGCCGCCGCAGGTAGTGCGGCCGCGTCCGGGACTAAGGAGTCGGGTGGATCCCAAGGGATGCAGCTTTTGGCCGGCCTCGGTGGCGGATTTGCACCAGGCACCCTGAGCGGACTCGCCAGTCTCGCCACAGCTGGTCGGGTGAGCGCCGCAGGCGCAGTGCCAACGGCTGCGGCAGGTGTCGCGCGCCGGGCGGCGAGAGGAACTGACGTCTCGGGTGTTCAGGGAATGGTCGATGACTTCGCCGCTGCGGGCACCTCGCCGAGTGTCGGCCAAGCTACTGGTAGTCGTACTGCTAGCGCCCTTGAAACCTATCTCGGCAATACCCCTGGTGGCTCGGGCCAGATTGCTCAACGCGCTGCTGATCAGGCCGCCGCCGCGCGTAACGCTACCGATAACCTGTCCAACAGGATATCGGCCGGTGGGGCGGATCTCACTCCGACTCAGGTCGGGACGAACGTGCAACAAGGCATCTATGGGCCTGGTGGCTTTGTGAATCGAACCCAGTCGGTTTCGGACCGCTTGTATAGCGAGCTGGATCGCCATCTCCCCTCGGGTGAAATGGTTCCGGTCTCCAACGCCCGCGGCGCGCTTCGGGAAATCAACGCCGCGATCAGTGGCGCACCAGAGCTCTCGCATCTATTCGATCAGGCGGCCCTCAAGCAGATCGAGGGGGCCCTGGTGAGCGATACCACTGGGGGAGCGTCGGTCCTAAGTCGTCCTGGGATGCGTGAGAATGCAGCCGCCTACAGGCAGTACTTGGAACGGCAAGCTCAGGAAGCGGCAGAGAGGAATGCCCGCAGACAGTCGCTGGGAATGACCGTGATGGAACCTGTGCCGAGTCGGGCCGACATCGAGCAGAACCTGAGCAGCACCTTGGGAAACATGGCGGATGGAACGCTGCCTTATCAGGCGCTCAAGGAGCTGCGTTCAAAGGTCGGTAAGCAGGTGGGCGCTACGTTCCTTACCCGGGATGCCGCCCATGCTGAGTGGAAGAAGCTGTACTCGGCCTTGTCTCGCGATATGGAGGCTGCTGCTACAACCCCGGAAGCCAAGAAGGCGTTTGCCCGAGCGAACAACTACTACCGGCTCCGAGAGCAACGTTTGGACAGCATTGCCAAGATTGTCCAAAAGGAAGGCGGCCCGGAGGCCGCCTACCAAGCCATGTTCACTGGAGCTCGCAATGGCGCCACTCCTCTGAGGCGCGTAATGGACTCTCTTCCTCCCCAGGTACGTGCTGACGTAAGTGCATCCTTCCTGCAGCGGATGGGGCGCGCTAGCAAGGCCAACCAGAACGCTGCTGGCGATGCCTTCTCGATGGAGACGTTCTTGAGCAACTGGGCAGATATCAGCCCCGAAGCCAAGAAGCAGCTGTTCAGCAATGCGCGCTTCGGGACGGACTACGTCCAGAACGTGAACAAGCTGGCGAGGATGGCTGATTCCATCCGCAGCGGCAGCAAGGTGTTCGGCAACCCGCCAGGCACAGCCAAGCAGACTGCCCTCGGCGTAACCTTGGGTGGCACCGGACTTATCGCCGGACAGAGCGCGATGCAGGGAAATCTCAAAGACGCCGCGATTGCTGTCGCATCGACCCTGGCGCTGGCTGGCGCCAACAACCTGCTAGCCAGAATGATGACCAACCCCAAGGCGGTTCGCTGGCTTGCCCGGAATACCGAGCGGGATAGCGGCGATATTGCTGGCCAGATCAACACACTGCTGCAGATCGGCAGGGAAGAAGACGACGACGAACTGGTTGAGCTGGCTCAACGCCTGAAGGCTGAGACGGTCGGAGGCCGTTAGCCGCCGAAGAAGGTCAGAACCGAGTACACCAGCCCAGCGACTGCGGCGAGCCCTAGGGGGACGGCAACGATGGCCAAGGCGATGGATCTACCTCCAGCCTTCCCCTCCGGGTAGCGCTGGTTGAAGGCCTCGCTCTTCATGGCGTCCCAGCTCTTCTGGGGAGCGTAGTTGTTGGTCTTCCAGTCCATGGCACTGCCTTGATCGGTATCAGCCGACTGAATCGTAGCACCCACTGAGCGTGGGAGCCCTGCGTAGAGGAATTGATCCCCCATGAGGAAAGCAAACCAATCAGCAGGCGGCGCCAACCAGCGTGCGGCGCAGCTGGATGTACCTCTGGAGAACGGCCAGACCCTAGAGGAGAAGTCGGCCAGGCTGATTGCTGAGGGCATTGCTAGCAATGCCTTCGTCAGCCTGCTGTTTGCACAGCACTCTGGGGTAGCCGGCGGGACCGAGCTAAACGAGCTCGTGAAGTCGACCCGAGCGGCGGTAGGGCGGGCCGCTAAGGGCGAGACCGACCAGGCCGATGGGCTGCTGACCAGCCAAGCCATTGCTCTGAATGCGGTCTTCCTGGAGATGAGCCGCCGAGCGGCACTAAACATGGGCCAGCACATGGGCGCCATGGAGACCTACATGCGGCTGGCCCTCAAGGCCCAGTCCCAGTGTCGGACGACTCTGGAGACCTTGGCCGAGATCAAGAACCCCAGAGCCGTGGCGTTCGTGAAGCAGGCCAACATTGCCGGTGGCCACCAACAGGTGAACAACCTTGCCCCGGAAAGTCCCGAGCCGGTCCCGGAAGAGGCCGGGCGCGCGGAAAGCAAAAGACGGCCGAACGAACTATTGGAGGAGATCTCAGATGCGCAATGGCTGGACCCCAGAGCGGCGCCGGCAACAGGCGCAGGCAATCCGGAAGTGGCGACCCTGGGAGCAGGCGACCGGCCCGCGCAGCGTCGAAGGAAAGGCAACGGCGGCTAGGAACGCCTGGAAGGGTGGGGAGCGCGCGTCGCTCCGTCAGCTGGCCGCTGTCCTTCGAGAGGCTCGGGGCTGAGGTGGCGCCCCGCCACCCCGGAGTTTCGAGAGCAGTACGTGCACGCGTGCGAGGTCGGCCCGGACTTCGGAATTTAGTGACGCCTTCACGCGGGCGCGCGATGCGAGCGGAACGGTCGACGCCGGTACAACGTCCAGTTCTTGGAGTTCCTAAAAGGAGCGGTTCCATGTTGCTTTGTGATGCCCCCCAAGTCCTTTCGGCAGAGGGGGAGCTGGACTACGTAGACCTGATCACCCGCGCCGGCCTGGCCAAGGACCTGATCGGCAAGATCAACTGGCACTACCTCCTGCATGAGGACGGGTGCCCTAGGGAGGTCGGTAAGGCGTGTACCTGTGGTCTAGTCGTGGCCTTCGTTGGGCCGTCAGCCCTAGTCATGGTAGATAGCCACTACCGGCACTGGGCCGATCCGATTCACTAGTCCTCCAGGGCTGCGTCTTAGAAGCGTGGTGCGCGTGGTTGGCCCTGATAGGATGCGGACAGGCCCTGGATTGGCCGGGGCTACCAAGGAGATGGTGATGAGCTATCCGATTGATGCTTTCATTAGGTCAACTGCCGAGTCCACCCCAAAGGGGGGATTGTTCTACGCCGGCGGAAATTGGTGGTTTCGCAGCGATTTCATTGTTCCTGATGGAGTGCGCCCGAACATCCTCGCGCTCACAGGCCCGCAGGCAGGCTCCATCGGAAGGGCCGACAACGGTACTGGGCTCACATTGGCGGAGGGCTATTCTTGGGAGCTGAGGATCAAAGACCCGGTGGACTCCGCGTTCAGCAACGATCAGCTCGCTGGGACCATCGTCGTAAAGAGGGATGGAACTATCGAAATCTGGGGCCACATCATTGGAGTCCCAGAGCATCGTCATGGGTTCACTGTTGCTGGGGATCATTCCCCACAGGATCACCAGCAGGAAGAGCGGCCATACCTGCATTACCGCGTCTATGAAGTTTGGCTGCGCGACCGGGAAGACAACCTGGTGGGCGGACGCCCCCTTTTTGAGACCGTGGCAGCGTGAAGTCCGGCACCGGCCACCCTTGCGGCCGGTGCTACCATCCGCCCATCAAGGAGGATGAATGGGTAATTCCGACTGGATAGCCGCTCAGGCCGAGCACGAGAAGAACAACCGGCTCTATGGCGGGAAGCCGCCGCGTGGGTCGGTGTGGCGTGCACTGCTAGCTGCACTGGCATGGTCCATTGGCTCTGTTGTCGCCCTATCCGCGGCTCTCGGTCTGGCCGGCTTCCTTCTGGCTCGGTATGGCTCTGATGAGTACGTGCTGGTCTGCGAAGGGACGGTCTCCGCAGATGGTGGGGATGGAGTGCCCGCGACCATGTACGCCGAGATGCGTGAGTTTGGGCAGATCATCCGGCTGTGGAGCAAGGATGCGGGGACAGTGAGGATGGAGATCCCCAATGACTTTTACGATGCCGGCCAGCTTCGGTCTGCCGGCAGTCTTACGTCCATTTCCACTTACATGGGGCTCTCTGGCCACTTTTCGGTCCTGAGCGGCGCCTTGGTCATGCGTATGGGGAAAGGTCGAGAGTTCCAGGGGCAGTGCGTGCGCCGTGGTCAGCCGGCCAGCTAGCACGATAGGTCGGGGTTCTTGCCAAGCCAACGCTGACAGCGTGTCTTGGGGCTATGACTTGATTTGGCGGTCCCCTCAACCGAGTTTTGTCAGGCCCTAAACCCAGTCATCGCGGGCGCTGTCCCCCGGCGGCTATGTCGATAGAATCGAACGCGTAGGGGATGAGGGATCATTCAAGATGTCCGGATACTTCAAGATCTCGATGAGCGCGGCGAAGGCCATCGCAAACGCAAGCGAAGGCCCGGATCTGCTGGCCGGCTATATGACGCTGGCGTCATATGCCTACGGTACGAAGCGCGAGCACACCGCAGCGGGCGCGAAAGCGATTCGCCTGACAACTAGCTGTACCGACTTCCGGTCAAAGAAGATTCTGAAACGCCTTCTGTCTTTCGGGGCGGACCACGGGCTTCCTCAGACCCTGATAAGTGCGACTGGTCGTAAGAAGGCCAACGCTGATGAATACAAGATCGAGCAATGGGGGGATGAATTTGCCTATCTGCCATCCCTGCTCACAGATCGGCATCCTGATTTCGGTTCGCACCTCGCTCGGCTCCTACTAATGGATGAGCCAGAGTCGGTCATCAGAGATGCCTTGACCGTCCTCCTGCACGTGTATGCGTCCACTGACTACGCTGAGTGGTTTGGTTGCCCGCCTGACACCATGCCCTCCAGGGAGTGGGAGCAGTCTGGGATTGCCAGCCAGGACTTTGAACTTGGGTATCAGGGGGACGTAGGAGCGCTTCAGCTGTGGCTGGTCTCAGAAAGAGAGGAGGAAGCCTGGCGAGTTCCGCGCCAGGTAGTTGCTAGCCTCTTCGGGTCTGATTCCGAGGAGAACATCGCCCGCTTCTGGAGGGCCTGGGACTGCCTGATCCAAGCAGGGTCGCTCGTCACTGTGGTGTCGGTTCAGACCGGAGGGCGGGCATACCCGCTGTGGGTGTACTCCAAGGGCTATCGGCAATCCCTGTCGGAGCATCATGGGATCGTTGCCGATCTGGCTCGGGAGGCGCAGCTCGCAGCCTGCGCAAGCGGGCTTGATCCAGACAACCTAGTGATCCGATACGCAGTCGACGATCTGGGGGGATCCGGATCGGGACTCTTCTACTGTTTCGGCAAGTCGCCGAAAGTGCGAACCATCGTCGCCCCCCGGCTGCACGCGCCGACTCCTCTGAACCTTGATGGTCTCAGGGAGGCCGCTGCGGTGACCAGGAACATCTCTCGGGAGATCCGGGCAGCCCGCCGCGCAGACCGTGAAACATACGCTGGGTAAACCGCTACTTCCATGGTACTTCCATGACCTTCCATGTGATTTCCAAGACCACAGGCGCAAAGCAGAGCGTGACAGCCTCAGGAGCCAAGGCCGCCAGTGGCATTTGCCAAACACTGGCAGACGACTACTTCACTGAGCTGGAGCGGTGGCAGGCCAGACGTGAAAAGGCACGTAGATCGAACGCACGCTCTGGAAACGTGATCGACCTCTGCGCTGCGCGGCTTGGCCGGGCGCTAGGCGGGCAGCAGTAGGCCTCTGTGATCGAAGACGCAAGTTTTCGTCGCGCAGGCCGATATCGCTCCAGATGTCTAAAAAAAGGGAGCGGAGAACATGGACGATCAGATGACCTGCCCGATGTGCATGGGGCGAGTGCCACGCGGCGCGATAGTCTGCCGAGGGTGTAAGGCTCGTATTGAGTACGGTATCCCTGGTTGGGCGGCTACGGTGGTTCTGGTCTGCTCTATCGCCTTCGGTCTCTGGTCGGGTGCAGTCCTGACTTGGTGGATCGGCTTAATTGGAGGCCTGGTGCTGTTCTGGCTAGGTTCGGTGGGTCTCCAACACCTGTTCCGGCACCGTGTCGTCTTCCGGCTGAGGTACTAAGGCTCTCGATTGGGCGCCCCGATCTGATCTGTGAGCAGTGCGAGCGCCTGCTGCAGGGCCGCTCTGTAGATGGCGCCACCATCCCCGGAGTGCTTCTCTGCAATCCCGGGAAGCAACTGCGTCCACACGCGGCAAAGCTCCTCCGGTCTGGGATGGGTGATTACCGCTGCACGAAGTCCGTACTCGAGCGCCTTCAAGTAGCCGCGATGGGCCTCCAAGGACGTCTCGCAGGCTTCAAGGCGCTGCACTATTTCGGCGATTGCTTCTGACATCGGCGTCTCTAGACAGGTGGCTGAATAGCGGAGATAGTCGGCACAAGCCTACGGATCCGCGCGATGAGCATCCTCAACGTTCTTTTGCGACCTGACCAGCTTCTCGTCGCGGTCGATACCTTGGCCGAGGACGCATTCACGGGGGCTCCATCTTCAGGGGCGAAGCTGCTCTTGATTCCGCAGCACAATCTGCTCTTGGCAGCTCGCGGCTCTACGCAGTTCTTCCTACGAATGTACGAGTTGTGCCTTCAGGCTAGCTTCCGGGGGGATTTCACGATGGAGCAACTGATGGCAGAGGTGGGCCTAGTGATCGACAAGCTTTGGCCCGCTTACGAGAAGGCGGCAATTGAAAGCGGCTTGCCCATATCCGCTATCGGTACGGAGCTCGTACTGGGTGGCTGGTCACCGAGGCACGGGCGAATGCTGGCAACGGCCTATGCCAAACACGACAGTGCTAGTCCCACAATAGTCCAACGCTTGGACGGGGGGCTAGCGTCTCCTGGCGAGCCATTGGAGGGGCGGCCAGACAGTTTCGATCCCGCAGATGTCTTGGTCGCTGGCCGTATCCAAGCAGCGTGGCTTAACCGAGCCGTTGGTCGGCGCGTAGCTGGCGGACGCCTGCTGGGCGCAGTCCTGCGCGAGTCTTCTGCAGTGATCCAAGATCTAGGGACCATATAAATCTTGCGGAACGATTCCAGCGAGCGCTAGTACGCGATCTCGCCGCACCTGTTCTTGCCAGCAGAGCCGGGCCTCCTCAAACGTCAGCACGTAGGTTGCCTTGCAGCCTAGGCATGTGAGCATGACGCCGCCGTCCATGTCTTCTATGCCACAGCCTTTAGACATTCTTGACTCGTCTCCGCAGGCGGTGCATTTGGATTGCAGCGAGGCGATCCCTTCCATCGTTCCGTTCAGTTGGAGAAGGGGCCTGATTCTCAGGATCCGGAAGACTTGTGTATTGGTCATACATGTAGATCACAAGGCGTCTGGTGCTTTGATCCTACACATAAATCGTTAAGAATAGTTCTCTGGACAGAGTGCGTTGCGTGCAGGTTGGGCGTCGGCCAGCAGGTCGGCAGGAGCTACCGGTGTTCTGCTATGCAGCAGCCACCGACATTCAATCGATGGACGAATCAGCCGCTCTATTCCGGAGCACAAAGTGCATTAGCTGCATCCAGAGCCTGCTGCTTCGCAAGGGTCATCGCCTCACAAAAGCTCTGCTTCACCCCAGTGCTTCCCTCGGCAACAGGCTTTGCACAACAGTCGCGCTCGCCAGTCCAGTGCACGCGCCAGCTGCCTGTCCAATGGCCAGCTCGGGAGCACTGCTCCCCGACCACACTCCATTCAACCAAATACGGCCCCACAAGCTCGTACATCGCGCACCCTCTCCCTGAGTGTCGTTGGCATCCAGGACGGTGTGCGCACGTTCCACGGATCGCTGTTGTTGGATAAACGCAGGAGAGGTGTGAAAACCTTGTCAGCATCCGTGAATGCGTGGCGCTCCTCACAGTTTGTAGATGAACGCCCAGATGTGCAGGATGGGCTAATCTGAGGAAATGAAGGTGCTGGCGCAAGACACCGGAACTCGAATTCCGCCAGACGGACTAGTCCGGCTGCCGGACATCTCCGTCTCACGGACTACTTCTTTCGATGCACAGTCGCGGTCCTGGCACCGGATTTGGCTCGCTTCGTTGCCAGTAGTTCTGCAATCCGCTCCTCAGCAGATGATGTGAGTGGCTTGGTGAAAGCTACTTTCGGGGGGACTGGCATGGATGGGGGCACGTACCGCGACCGCTGCCACCATGCCTGTAGATCGGCGGCGTGAATTCGATCTGATTTCGCGCCCTGCCCCAGACGCATCGCGGTGAGCTGGCCATCGTTGATCGCCCTGCGAAGGGTTCGAGGGTGGCATGCACAAAGCTCAGCTGCCTGAGCGAGCGTCATCAGCTTGTCGGCCAGATCCATCAGCGCCTCCCTCTACGCTGGTCAAAGCGCCTCAGTCGGGCAAGACCTTCCTCCATCTGGGGGGGCGTCGGGACCGAGGTCGGAGCGGCACCTACTGGACCGCGCGTAACCCAGTCGCTGGAGCTGTGGATGGCGCGGTAAAGTTCATTCTTCTCGTAGAGCTGCTTGCCCATGAAATTCCTGGGCACCAAACCCAGGCTTGGCGCGCTTCGCCTAAAGTGGCGGGGAGCTACGCCGCAATAGTGCGCCGCCTCGTCAACGGTGAGCCACTCCTTGCCCGAAATATCGAAACGAAGGACCGCCAACTGCTGGCGAAGAGCTTTGATCTCGTCCTGCAGGGAAATTTCGGGTTCAGGAGTGTCCATCTAGATCTCCGCCAACGTGTCCCCGACCACCCTGCCACAGCACGAGCCACGCCGGAACCCCGCAGATCAATCAACGGGATTTCAAACCCATAACACGATAGGGAGAGGCCGCAGCCTCTCTTCTATGCCGGCGCAACGCCGGTTCCCTACTGACTAGGAGCCTATCGTGTTCATCGAACGATCCAATTCCCCTCTCGAGTACTTGGCCGCCTTCGCGGTTGTCTTTCTGACTGCTCTGTTGGCACGGAACAGCGCCGACTGAGTGACCTGCGGGGCGCCATCCTGGGCCCCGCGACTTGGAAAGTTGGATCCCCCCAAAAAAACAGTTATATCCCCCGCTGCCTGCATTCCTTTAATTTCAACAACTTATCGGCGTGAAATTGGGTGGCTGTTCGGAGGGGCTGGTATGCGCTGCCAACGGCTACGTACGCTCGCCCCACTTCCACAGAGCAAGAAGGCAATGGACAAGGACTCTCCTTCACACATCCGGATGCTCCGCCGCGCCGAGGTCCAAGCGCGGCTGGGCATCGCAAGGTCGACTCTCTACGCCTACCTCAACAAGCGCTCACCGAGCTACTTGCCGGCATTCCCCAAACCCATTCGTCTCGGCTCAACCGTAGGGTTCATTGAGCACGAGATCGAGAGCTTCGTTGCCGGCCTGATGCAGGCAAGGGAGGGGGCGCCGGAAGAGCGCTAACTTTCCACGGACGAGCATTGGCTCTTCCGTCCACTTCACCCCCAATAGTGCCGCGTTTCCAGGGAGAAATTGCCACGCGGCTGGCGCAGAGTAGTAGGAATGAATGTTGTTATATGTGAGTCGCACTAGTTGGGCAAAAACGGGTATCACTATGAAAACTGCTAGTGGTCTAATGCACCAGCGGGCGTACGTCTGGGGAGAGGATGGAACGAGGTACATCACTCACCAGTTGGATGCCGTATTCGAGGTAAAGCGAATCGTTGACATGATGGGTAAGCTCATCAGCAGCAAAGGCCCGCTCTTCCGCTGCTACAAGCACGCTGGCTGTGATTTTGTAGAGCGTACGCGCATTGGTGATGCGCTTGTCCTTTGCCTGAAGTCGGATCTGCGCGTGATCGACGAGCAGTTTCCGCAGCATCGCCACAGCCCGCTTTTTATGCTTTTCAAGCGGTTCTTTGGTCACATCTATCCAATGGGGCAGCGGCTTTGGCCTGAGGATATCGCGGTCCTGGACGCGGCTATTGCAGAGGCTCGTGCGCATGGCAAAGGAAAGGAGCTGCAGACGCACCTGAAGCACATGAAACGCAGCGAGCGTTCGAATTCAACGGCCTGCGAGACTCTGCTTGAAGGGTTGCGACGGCGCTACTCAAAGCTGCTGGTGCTAAGGGTGGACTTCGAGTACTTCTCGACCTACTGCCCGGGCGTGGGATTCCGGGGGCAAGCAATGACCCTGGATGAGGCGAAGGCTCATCGAGACAAGCTCCTCAAGTATCTGCGCAAGGGGCCGTACGGGAAGCACCTCGCGGGCTACATGTGGAAGATGGAGTATGGCTTCGAGAAGGGCTATCACTTCCACATGGCTATCTTCTTCGACGGCCAGCGCGTGGCCAAAGATATCGTGCTGGCAGACGTCCTCGGCAGGCACTGGCAGAACGAGGTCACCCAAGGCAAGGGTATGTACTTCAATTGCAACAAGAGCAAGGAGGACTACGAGCGTTGCGGGATCGGCATGGTCAACCGCATGGATGACGTGAAATGGTCATATGTGGAAGAAGCAATGCGTTACCTGACCAAGGTCGACCTGTACCTGCGCTTCCAAGCCGGCAAGCGAACCAGGACGTTTGCCACCAGCAGCGCGTCCACTGGGCGGACCAAAGCGCCGCCTCAGGCGCCCGTTCCTACCATTGGCATGCAGCTCCGCCCTGCGATTTAGCGGCGGGCACAAACAAGCCAACGGCGGCGTTGGACCCCAAGCACCTTACTGGGCCGTCAGGACAATGCCCTGACGGCCCTTCTTGTTGCATGCAGGCGGCCCCTGCTTACGCTGGTCCAGGTCCGCACCCGACATGTGGCGGACTGGCAGGCCCGGCAACTGCCCGGGCCGCGCTCCAAGAGCAGTCATAGAAAAAGTGAGTCAATTAGCGAGTCCGATTGACTTATGGATTCTCTTTTTTTGCATTAAATCAATGACTTGCTTGTGCAATGCGATTGCATCACGGCCCACCATCGCAGACAGCGCCGGCATCACCTGCCGGGCAACCCAGAAAGCGCCGAGAGGCGCTTTTTTGTTGCCCGCGTGCAGCCACGGTCGGCATGCCGCGACGCCGGCGCAGGAAATCTTCCAGCAACACCAATTAATTACCCTTAAGGTAATTAATTTGGGAATAAAAAGTAATGGACCGTGCGATTTTGGCCGGTCAGAATCGACCGGCCAGGTCTCTTTCAACCGTAGTGCGCGCGTAGAAGCCCCGCATCGTGGAAGGAGATCCCCTCGCGGATGCACTCCTCGGCGCGTTCCATATCCTTGTGCAGCTGGATCAGCGCATCGTCGGCGAGCTGGTCGATGTCCACCACCCCGCAACAGGCCTGGTCGATCACATGCTGCATCGGCTCCCCCCAGCGCCGGCGTACGTTGCGGATCATGCGGCAATGCCACTCGCGCATGATGGCGTCCATCCGCCGTTCTCCCGGGGCTGCATGTGCCTCACCGGCCACCACCCGCAAGGCAGGTGTCGGGTTGCGACCGCCGCGCAGTTCCTGCGTCCTAGCGGCCAACCGCTGTGCGAGCTCCTCGAGTCGCGTGTGAGTCATCCTTCGCCTCCCTGATCCGTTTTGCCAGAAGCTTCGTCAGGTCGAGCACATTGTCCGGGGCCGAAGGCTGACCGAACTCGTCCACGACCATGAATGCGGTCTCCAGCAGCACGGGATCGTAGATCCATTCCGGTGGATCGCCGACCAGCTCCAGGTAGTGCGAAAGCACCTTGACCGCAGCGCTCATCTTCTCGAAATCCAGTCCCGTAGATTGAGACTGAAGCGACATCTCAACGTCCTGATCGGCACGATCAAGCGTGCCGTGCGGGAGTTGCATTGCCGACTCGAGATCGCGTGCCAGACGATGGCCGATGCTCTTCGGGTTGCTCTCCGAAATCCACTGGCTGACCTGGGGCTGCGCCCAGCGGGTGCCGCCGAACAGGCGGGCCCATTCGGCCGGGCCGCCGGCAGCGGCAACGCGGAGGCGCATGTTGAGGGTGCGGGCGGTACTGGCGTCCATCTGTAAATGGTGCTCTGCATTACCAATCCAGCAAATGACCAAAACGGTATTGACTTGGCATTACCTCCACGGTAATGTGGGGCCATGAACCTCATCGACTACGCCATCTCCCAAGGGGGCTACGGCACCCCCAGTTGCCCCGTGATGCGCCGTCTGGCCCACCAGACCGGCTGTGCGCTGCGGACCCTCTACATGATCGCCCGCGGCCACAAGTTGCCTGGCGCCCGTCTGTGCCGACGCATCGAGCTGGCCACGGCCGGTGCGGTCCGTCGTGAATTCCTGCGCCCGGATGTGTTCGCGCCGGGTCCGTCGTCCATCCAGGGAGAAGCCCACCATGCAGCTTGATACGTTCGGCGAATACGTCCGCAGCCGTCTGGAGCACTGGGGCGGGGAATACGCCCTGCATCGCGACTGCGAATACCTGGGCTTCCAATCACGCAACCTGCTGGCCGTATTGATCGAGCATGGCGGCGACATGCCCGGCCGTGCGCAGGGGTACAAGCCACTGGAGACGGACCTGCTGGCGCAGCAGATCGAAGACATCATCACCGCAGTTGCCCGTGACAACGTGGCGATGGCCTGCGCACTGCGTGGCTACTACTGCGGTCGCGGCCGTCGCAAGGTCGAGCGCTTCGAGACCGCCAATCTGCTGCTCGCCAACTGCGGGCAGCGACCGGTCTCCAACCGGCATTACCTGAACCTGGTCGAGCTGGGCTTCCAGCGCGTGCGCGGCTGGATGGAAGGCATCGCCCAGGCCGCATGAGCGGTGGGCTCAACTTTCGCCCGTCTCCCGACCGGATGAACCCTCGCGCCCAGCCGGCAGCGAGACGGGCACCTCTCCCGGCCACCTCGGTATGTCGTGGCCAGCATCAAATCCTGGACTTTCCATGAAAGAAGAAATCTTCAGCGCAGTGGGCGCAGCGGCGGCCAAATCGGCTCCGCCGGTAACCGTTGCCGGTGCACTTGCCGCCGGCATCACCCTGGATCGCCTGGTGGTGGTCCTGACCATCATCTATCTCGCCGCACAGATCGCTTACCTGTGCTGGCGCTGGCTGCGCGAGTGGCGGCGGAAGGGACGCGAATGAGTACGCCGCCCACAGCGTTGCCGGTGCGCCGCCTGGTTGCCGCGCTGGTCCTCAGTGCCGCAGGCCTGATCGCCATTGTCGAGCATGAGGGCTATACCGACGCGGCGGTGGTGCCGACCCGCAATGATCGGCCTACCTATGGTTTTGGCTCGACCCGGCGCGAGGACGGCACGCCGGTCCGGCTCGGAGACCGGACTACGCCCGTCCGTGCGCTGCGCACCGTGGAAGCGCACCTGGCGCGCGAGGAATCGCAGTTCCGCGCATCGTTGCCGGGCGTCGCGCTGACACAGGGTGAGTACGACACCTATGTCGACTTCCTTTACCAGTATGGGATCGGCAACTGGAATGGATCATCCACGCGCCGGCATCTCCTGCGAGGTGAGTACCGCCAGGCGTGCGATGCGCTGCTGCTGTGGAAGCGGGCAGGGGGCTACGACTGCTCGACCCGGGTCAACGGACAGCCCAACAAGGTGTGTTGGGGCGTATGGCAACGGCAGCAACAGCGTCATGCCCGCTGCCTGGCGGAGCAGTGAGGGATGCCACGCACATTGATCGCGATTGCGCTGCTGGTGCTGTGGTCGTCGGTGATGTTCGCGGCAGGCTGGGGCTGGCGTGGCGATCGCAGCGATGCCGCAAAGGCAGAGGTTGCGTCGCTGCAGCATGCCGAGGCAATGCAGGCCGAGCGCGCAGCGCGCGAACGGCAGGCGGTACAGACCGGGGCGATGGCCTCGCTGGGAGAACAGCATGAACAAGATCGAGAGCGTGCGGCCGAAGTGGAAACAGAGGTGGTTGCTGGCCTGCGTGCTGGCAGTCTCCGGTTGCGCAACGACCTCGCCGCCTGTCATACCGGTCGCTTGTCCGACGCCACCGCCAGCGCCCGCGAACGTGATGCGGGCGCCCAACTACGAGCAGAGGTTGCGGCAGCGCTTGTTCGAATCGGACGCGACGCCGACGACCAGCTCAGGAGCTGCCAGGCGGTGATCGCGTTGGACCGGCGTTGA